TGTGGGATTCGCAGTATTCACTAATGTTTATGATGAATGCTCATGAAAATAACACACATGTATACAGGAGAAGGTCTTCCTAAAAATAATGTACAATCTGCTATTTTAACATCAACAGGATTTGTAGGCGATAAACAACGCGGAGAGAATCATGGACCTCCTTATAGAGATATTGTGATGTGGAGTTTAAATCGAATTCAAGAACTGATAAAAGACGGTCATCCTATTTTGCCTGGAGCATGTGGAGAAAATTTAGTTGTAGATGGGGAAGAATATTTTAAATTGAAAGAGGATGATATTTTAACTATAGGCAATTCTATATTAAAATTAACTTTTCCTGCAGATCCTTGTAATAATATTAAAGAATTTTTTACTTCTGATATGAACAAAATTCATGATACAATGCCTAGATGGTGTTGTGATGTGATTTATGCAGACAATAAACCTATTACTATTGGAAATATAATAAACAGACACTAGCTCAACACAATAACGAACAGAGTTGGGAACAACAGATTAATTAAAAAGGAAAATATGTTACCAGTATTATTATTTAATGTGATTTCAGGGCTTGTTATGGACAAAGCGCAGGACCTTGCGAAAGAGCACGTAGAAGCAATGATTGATAGTATCATCCCAGATGATGCAAAAGAAGAGTTAGATGATCTCGTTAAATCAGATCCTACTCACGCGTTTGAAACAGCAAAAGACGCCCTAGTGGGTGCAGTCGAAGGAAAGCTTCCTATACCATTAAAAGATGGAACTCTTAAACCTATAGAACTTACTATTAAAGTAAAGTTTGATCCTTCTACTATGGATTTAGATATCGAAAAAGCTTGACATTTGTTTTAACTTGTGGTATAATATATAATGATTAAATTGAAAGGATTAAATGAGTTATTTTGATGAAATGTTGAAAGTGGCGAACAACACTTATGGTTCAAAAGTAAGTGATGGTGTTGAAGCTGGAGATGTCGAAAGTTTTATCGACACAGGATCGTACATATTAAATGGATTATTATCTGGGAGTATCTATGGAGGATTACCTTCTAATAAAATTACTGCATTCGCTGGTGAAAGTTCTACAGGAAAAACTTTCTTTGTCTTGGGTTGCGTCAGACAGTTTCTTGCAGACAATCCTAGCGGTGGTGTTATTTACTTTGAGTCTGAATCCGCTTTAACAAGACAGATGATAGAATCAAGAGGAATTGATTCTAAACGAATGATTATCCTGCCTGTTGCAACAGTTCAAGAATTTAGAACACAAGCAACAAAAATTTTAGAAAAACATTTAGAAGAATCTGAAAAAGATCGACCACCAATGATGTTATGTTTAGATTCATTAGGTAATCTTTCTACTTCTAAAGAGATGGAAGATGTTAGTGACGGCAAAGAAACCAGAGATATGACCAGAGCTCAAATGGTTAAAGGAACGTTTAGAGTTCTTACTTTGCTAGGAGGTAAAGCAAAAGTTCCTCTTGTTGTTACTAATCACACATATGATCAAATAGGAACATTGTTTCCTCAAAAGATTATGGGTGGTGGAACTGGCCTTCATTATGCGGCATCTAGCATAGTATTCCTATCTAAGAAGAAAGAAAAGGATGGGACTGAGGTAATTGGTAATATAGTCCATTGTAGAAATTTTAAATCTCGACTCACTAAAGAGAATAAGATGATTGATGTTCTTCTTACATATAAAGAGGGATTAAATCGTTACTATGGTTTAGCAGAGTTAGCTGAGAAGTATGGAATCTTTAAAAAGGTTTCTACTAGATTAGAAATGCCAGATGGCGAAAAAGTTTTCTTGAAAACAATTCTAAAAAATCCTACTAAGTATTTTACCAAAGAGATTTTAGATAAAATAGATGCAGTAGCACATAAAGAATTTCTTTATGGAGAAGTTGGTCTTGAAGAAGTATCAGAGGAAGAGGATGTCGAACGAACTGAATAAAGAAGATTATGTTAGGATTAATACTTATTATAGATTAGTTCCTCATCCAGAACATCCTGATGATGTTACTAATCAATGTGTAGAGATGACAACCGGACCCTTTAAAGGTGTCATTTATAAGTATGGTAAATTTCAAGTGGCCCCGCCAGATGCAGAAGATGAAAGTACTGCTAAGTATGAATATGATGTTATAATGGTACCGCCCGAATTAGAAGGTGTTGAACACACCGATGAAGAGGGTGAAGAATTTGAATTTATGATTGGTGAAATATTAGTGAAATTATTATGGGACAGATATTTAGAACAAGACAACGCAGAAATGACAAACCCAATAACTTTTGTGGAGGACGATGAATCAACGGATAGAGCACCTAATACTATCTCATTTGATACACAATGAACTTTTTTCCCGAAAAGTTTCCCCTTATATAAGGCAAGAATATTTTGAAGATAATGCAGAAAAACTTATCTTCAAACAGGTACAAGATTATATTGTTAAACATAATAGTCTACCCACAAAACAAAGCCTTCTAATTGATTTAGATCAACAAGATGGTTTGCATGAGAATGAATACCAAAAAGCTACAGAAATAATTAATACCTTAGATAAACCTGAGGATAAAGATGTAACTGCTTGGCTTATTGAACAATCGGAAACCTTCTGTCAAGATAAAGCAATCTATAATGCAGTTGTTGATGCAATTGCTATTTTAGAAGGTAACGAAAATAAAACAAATTTACAAAAAGGTGCTATTCCATCTTTATTGTCAGATGCATTAGCAGTATCATTTGATCCTCATGTAGGTCATGATTTTATTGAAGATGCAAATGAAAGATTTGAATTTTATCATAGAGTTGAAGAGAAGATTGAATTCGATCTTGAAATGTTTAATAAGATCACTAAAGGAGGGTTACCTAATAAAACTCTTAATATATGTCTTGCTGGAACTGGTGTTGGTAAGTCTCTTTTTATGTGTCATCATGCTGCTAGTTGTTTATCCATAAACAAGAATGTTCTTTATATTACTTTGGAAATGGCTGAAGAAAGGATCGCTGAAAGAATAGATGCAAATCTTTTAGATATACCTATTAGTCAATTAGAAGAACTTTCAAGGGATATGTATCAAAAGAAAATTGATAAGATAAATGCAAAGACTAAGGGTAAAATTATTATTAAAGAATATCCTACCGCATCAGCAAGTGCAATGCATTTTAAAAATCTTTTATCAGAATTAAAGTTGAAACGTAATTTTACTCCTGATATAATATTCATAGATTATTTGAATATATGTTCAAGCGCAAGAATTAGAACAGGCGCAAACGTAAATTCGTATACTTATATTAAATCAATTGCTGAAGAATTAAGAGGGTTAGCGGTAGAATTTAATGTCCCCATTGTATCTGCAACACAGACTACAAGAACAGGATTTACAAGTACAGATATAGGATTAGAAGATACATCTGAAAGTTTTGGTTTACCAGCAACAGCAGACTTTATGTTTGCTATAATATCTTCAGATGAAATGGAACAGTTAAATCAATTACTTGTAAAACAATTAAAAAATAGATATAATGATCCTACATCTTATAAGAAGTTCATTGTTGGAATAGATAGACCTAAAATGAGATTATATGACGTAGAACAAAAAGCCCAAGACGATATTGCAGATAGTGGGCAAGATGATGAACCATTATTTGATCAATCCACTGGCAATAGAATGCGCAATAAAGCGGACTTTGGTGCTTTTCAATATGAATGAATTAGATCTTATTAAAGAAAATATAGAAACAGCATGTCAGTCTTTTAAATGCTTTGAAAAGGCATATAATGAATCAACATTAAAATATATAACATCCTGGCGAAATTGTTCTTTCAAAATGGGAGAACTAATCGAAAAACAATTAGGATTCCCTTGTTATATTAATATAAGAAAAGATAGAACACATGCGTTATATGAAATAACATATGATGGTGCAGCAAATGTACCACAAGAACATTATTCTGAATCTGAGATAGAGATTACAGTAAATTTATCCCCAGAATTATATACCCACCAATTATACATTCCAGAAGAACAATGGGAAAGATATAAAGAACAATTTGTTCTTACATTTGTCCATGAATTAACCCATTCGTTGCAATTTGATGATAGTAAAGACGGACAATCATTTAATTTCGATTCTGATTATTTTTCAAGCCCCTTTGAGATAGATGCTTACAGTTCTGAACTGGCTTTTGACATGTTTCTTTATAAAAAGAAAGAAAAAGCTTGCGATGCATATGCAAGGTATGCTACAATAGATACTAAGGTTGCAGATAAGATGAGAACACTGGCAAAAGAGAAATATCAGTATCTTAAAAATACTAAATAGAGTATAATTCTAAAACATATCAGGAGAAAGTGTGAAAACTTATAAGGATCTAACCCTCGAAGGACTAACGGATGGATTAAGCAGTGGTCGTTTGGGAGGAAGAGTCATAACAGAAGGTCTCGTTAGAGATCTTGAAAAAAGCTTTAAATCCGGAAGCAGTAAAGAAATAAAATGTGGTGATTATACAGTCACTCCAGTGAAGGCTGATCACAAAGCTTCAGATTTTCACGTAGTTGTTAAGGACCGTTCTGGAAAGGACAAAACAGAAGCAATAAAAAAATGGGAACCAGATTTTATAGTTTATATAGATGGTAAAATACATTTTGAAACTCGAGATGGGAAATTGCGCGCTCCTGATAAAAAGACAGCTAAAGAAATTGAAGATTGGTGTAAACAGTATTCAAAATAGAGCATAATTCTATAATTAATCAAAGGAAAAAGTATGAAAACTTATAAGGATCTAACCCTCGAAGGACTG